ACTTCTACGGGTGGCATCTCAGAAGGCTCTGGGAGGCTCCTAGCAACGCCTAGGAACGCCGTTAGCGCCCATAGGCTACCGATGACGCTTGCGATGATTTGTGGGGCTGTAATCATTGTTTCTCCAATTCGTAGGGTGGTGACCATGAGTCGCCCGTGGCTGTCCTGAAGGACATACGGCCGGCTAGGTATTGCGCCTCGGATCCGCCGTTCATAAAGATCTGCACAAGGACTTCTTGGCCGTTGTCAAGAACTGTCTTGAGCACCAAATAGTCGAAGATTTGTGGATCGGTCATAGAATGGCCTTTCGTCGGTAATCCGACCTTAGCCAACACTTGCCTAGTAGGGGTGGATTTCCCCGAATGCCTTTAGGAATGCGGCTTTGACGAAGATCGGGGAATCTGCCGCCTGTGGTGTGATCTCGATGTGGAACCAGTCTCCGCCGGGTGCGCCCGTGACTGTTGGCTTGCTGTATTTGCTCCACGCTTGACGATCGCATTTCCACGCGCGGCCGAACGGCTGTGGGAAGTAGTCGATGATCATTTCAATTCCGAGATCGTTCGCATTGGCGCAAAGCTTCTCGATTGCTTCTAGCGCGTCCTTGCGGTTGGCAAGTTTTTTGCTGGCGCTTGGACGGTATGAGAGATCAACGGCGCGGCCTGTCGCGTGTACTGAGAGTGTTTCTTTGCCGCGCATGTTGCGAACGCCGTACGAGCCGTTATCCCAAATAGCGCCCTGACCTAGCCAAATGACTTCTTTAATAAAGGCGTCCATGCCGGCACGTCGCTTTGGTGATGCGCCGTCCGTGTTGCCCGTGTACGGCCGTGCGTTGACGATCGGAAGCGGTTGGGCTTTAGGCTTCGGGGTTTTTGCCGATGCCATAAGCCTTATTCTTTGGGTTGACGTAGCCGATGAATAGCGGTGCTACTGCTGCGATGGCTGCACCAAGTAGATCGTTCGGGTCGGTGTTACCTGACATGTATAGGGCGACTGCTGCTGCAATGGCGCTGTTGATGTAGGTAGAAATCATTGCTTTATCGCTGGGTTTCATCTGTTGCTCCTGTCTGTTTGGTTTTTTTCATTCCGTTGGATGCAAGTAGGCCGCCTAATGACCCAGTCAAGAATACGACAACGGTTGAGAGTAGGTCGATGAAGGCTGCGTCATTTGGGGCCTGTTCGAGCGGCTGGTTAACAAACAGCAGGCCGTAAACAAAGCCGAGCACTATGGCCGCAAAACTAATTGACATAGTCACGCCGACGATAAGGATTAGTCGTGCGTGTTTATCCTCTGGCGACATCGCAAGCCGTCCTCGTAAAACATCGGTTCGGCTCAATGTTGACTCTTGTGCTGCTGCATCCATTAAGAACCGCCGCTATAACTGCAACCATGAAAACAAGTGCAGCATATTTAGCCCAGTAACGCGGCGGCTTCATCTGCTGATAGTCCTAGTTTGTCTAAGACTGCTTGCCGAGCGGCTGCTTTGGCAACTTGTGCGGCGACTTGTGCAGCGGCTTCGGCTTTTTGTGCGTCTAATGCAGCAGTTTCTTCGTCGGTGGCGTCGCGCACAAGATCGTCTATTTGTATTTTGTAGCCCATGGTCATAGTCCTAACTGTTTACATATCCGTAAACTTTGATGGTTCCACCAGTCAATGTGCCAGTAATTGTCGTCAAGGTGAACGCGGTGTACTGCGTAGTGTCGTTAAGGTAGCCAGCGCTTGAAACAATAATTCCTGAAGCGCCCGTTGCCGACCTAGTCGCAACCGAACTAAGGACGGTATTTTTTGCAAGATTAGGCCCTAACAAGTCAATAACACCCGAAATCATGCCCGTTCCTTGTTGTACTACAGCGTCAAACTTTGTTGCGTTATTGCCGTTAACGCCAGTGATAGTTCCAGCGTTAAAAGCGCCAGTGATAAAGAAATAGTAATAACCGGTAGCAGTTGAACCCAAAGTTAAATCGCAACCTGTCGCCGCTGATCCAACGCCGCCGCTAACAATAATTCGGTAATTGTCATAAGTAGAACTAAACGCGCCAGTCACGGTCACGCTAGAAACTGCAGATCCGATCGTCTGGGTTTTAACCAACTGCAAGCCGCCGGATGCAAAGTTGTTATTAAGAGAGGCTGCTGTCAATACTTCGCCTGCGGTGTATGTGGTAATTGCCATAAGTGCTCCTTATCCTAAGACATTTTCTGTGTCGATTGTGCCATATATCAGATCGTCAAGAATGAGTTCGTAGACGATCGTGGTTGGGCTTGTAAATAGGGTAATTCGATGGCCAGACGCCACGTTGATCTGATGTTGTATACCTTCAATGGCCAACTCCTGAGCCAATGATGTTGTAGTCGTGCCAGTATCAAACGTTTTTTCAATTGTGATCGTGTCACCGATCTCGATGACGGCCACGATGTCGCGTTGAGCATCTGTAATGGCCGAAAATGGCGTTGATACTGACGTGTATCGTGCTTCGGGTTCGGCTACAAGTAGGTAGTTTGCAAGGTCTAATGCTGCGATGTCGTTGTGAACTAAAGCATCTGAGATTGAGGTTGTTTGAATGAAATAAGTTGCTTGGGAGGCTAGGTCTTCTGCTACTTCTGGGGCTCCGCCGGCATGGGTGACGGATGCGCGGTTGACGACTTGGTTTGCTTCAAAACTTATGCCTAGGCCGTCGTATCCGATTTGGGTTCCGTCGTCGTGAAAGTCGGCTACGGATGCGGAGAGTGTCGTCCCGATTCTGTCTTGAAAGGTAAAAACACCATCGCGCGCTACAAAGATTCTGCCTTGGACGCTTTCATTGATTTTGGCCATGTATGCGGCCACGGATGTTCCGTTCGGGACGGTATAGGCGGCCGCTCCGCCAAGTGTAATTGTAGAAGCTTCTATGTTGCGTTCGCCGGGTGATTGGAAAGCGTTAACTTCTGGCAGATCTAAGACGGCTTCTATGCGTACGTTTGCGAGTTCTTCTGTCACGTTGTATTCAGCCATGTAGGTCTGGGAAAGCACGTAGTAGCGGTCGGCGCATGAAACATTGACTTCGTCTAGGCCGCCAAGATTGAAGTCGTAGGTGTAGTCAATAATGTATCCGTTGAAGAGTTCTTCGCCTTCGCGTGTAAGAATGACGTTTCGCATCGGGGCTAGTCCGGGCTGATCGTTTGCGGTATCGAAGAATGGCGAGTCTTGGTTAAATGGGTTGAATACGCCGCCTGCGTATCCGTCTAAAAGATTGAAGGTCATTGAGCCGGCGGTGAATTGGTCGCCTGTGTCGCGGCGGCCACGTGTGACGCTGATGTTCGTACAACCTTCAATTACCGACGCATATTGAGTTGTACCGTTAAGCACGTAAACGGTGCTGTCCAAAACGCCTGCTTCAGTGTTGTCTAAACGGAAAGAGTTGACAATAAAACCTGTGTCAATTTGCAGATCGTAAGATCCCGATTGAACAATTTGGGCGGCCATTACGCGACTTGGATTTGTGCTGGGCCGTCCACGCGGTTCATGGCTTTGATGGCGTTTACGACTGCGCGGCCGATGTCTGCCGATGTTGAGATGCCGCCTGTGATGTTGACGGTGATGTTTTGTCCGCCGCCGTTTTTCATGCGGTCTAATGGGATGACGGCCTCTGGGCCGCGCTCGCCAATGATGGCCAATGTTGCTGAATTAACAATTCCGCCTTCTGCCATCATGCGGATTCCGCCCGGCGTTTGCACGGCTCTTTTTGGTGCTGGTTGGCCAATGGTTGGAAGGTTGACGGACGCTGGAAGTGTTGGCGCGTTGGGCAACAACGGGATTGCGTTGTATGCCTTGATGATTGTGTTAACGGCCGCAAGGAACGCGTTTGCCATGTTTTCAAATACGTCAAGCAAAGTATTGATCATTAGATTCACACCGTTACGGAACCATTCAAACTTGTTATAAGCAGCGACCAACCCTGCGACCAATACAACTATGCCGGCTGCGATAAGCGAAAACGGGTTAAGCGCCATGGCAAAGTTAACGGCCATAATTGAAACGGCAATAGCGCCGATTGTGCCAGCAATGGCCAAGAATACTTTGGGATTGTTTTGGGCCCAGTCTGCAAACTTTTGGATGACTGGGAGGACGGCTTCGAAGGCTGGGAGTAGTGCGGCGCCGACGGATTCTTTAGTTTCGTCTAACGAGTTTTTCAAGATCTTCATGCGGCCTGCGGCGGTTTCGGCGGCCGCGGCCGTGGCTCCTCCGAAGGTTCCGCCAAGGACGTTCATAACGTCGTCGAGCGTTGCTCCGTCTTTGATCATTGCTTTGATCTCTGGGGAGAGTTGTCCAAGGGCTTTGAAGTTGCCGCCGTAAGCCTTGGCGAGAGCATCGGAAACGGTCGCTAAATCCTTCCCAGAGCCTTGTGCGATGTCCTGAGCGAGCGCTAGGGCTGAATTGGCTGTAGTGATGTCCTTAGTGCCTACAAGAAGCGCTTGAAAGGCTGGGCGAAGTTCAGAGTCCGCTACGCCAGACGCCCTTGACATTGCTGCAATGACTTTTTCTTGTGCGGCGACTTGAGCGTCAGTTGCTCCCGTGACATTCTCCATGACGAGCGCAAGGTTGGCTTGTTCGGCCGCGTCCTCCATGGCGGCTTTGGTCGCTCCGACAAGGGCTACGCCTAAGCCGGCAACGGCGGCCGCCGCTGGGAGCGCTGCCTTCTTGATTGCAAAGTTGGCTTTTTCGCCAAAGGTTTCTAGTTGCTTAAATTGGGCGATCGCTTTTTTGGCGCCCTTTGGATCGTATTCGCTGATGATTGGAAGAATGACGGCCATAAGTTACCTTGCGCTTAGATCGCGGCTTAAAGCTTCTCCGACGCGGTCAACGATTCGCGCCATTTCTACTTCAAGATCGCTCTTGTTTGCTTCGTACTGTTTCCACACTACTCGCGACGGGTCGCCGTACTTGGCTGTTAGTGCGGCGCCCATTTGATTACTTTTGGAAAAGTCGAAGAACGCGGCGGCGGCGCCGAGCCATTTAACGGCGAAGGTCGAGAGGTTGACTTTGCCACCGAATACTTCTTTGGGCGCTTTGGTGTTGATGTAGGCCTTAACGGAATGATCGGTCGGCCACGGGAAGACTTGGTATTGGCCGCGTAGATTCCATTGGCGCTGCCATCCTGAGAGCGGATAGTTGAGTGGGATTGCCGATTGGATGTCCGAAACGAGTCCAGCGGTAACGCGCTTGTAGTCCTTGGTGATGTCACGACGAAGGACTTTGTCGATCTTGTTTAGATCCTTGAGCGCTTGACCAAGGCCGAACACTTCTATCCGTGCTTCAATGCCGCCGGCTGAGTCTCTCATTTGCGTCCTTTTTTGCTTTGGTCATTAAGGACTCTAATGATTGTTTGAAGGTCGCGCGCGTCAAATGAATCCGCATAGAACGTCGGAGCCCATCCCGTCGCGACTACCAGTTCGGCTAATTGCCGGCGGTAGCCGCGTCCGTAGGGTTTGGATCGGTTGCGTCCTCCGCTGCGATCTCGACGTCTGGGTTTTCTTTCAACCATTCGCGCCAAGTTGCTGGAAGTTTTTCGCCTTTAATGACGAGCAATGTGTGTACCCAACACGCTAAATCGGATGCGCCGATGCCGCGGCCGTCTGACACTCGACGATTCTCTAGGCGTTCCCATTCGGCGATGACAAAGAGGTTTGTCGATAGTTGTTCTTTGACTTCTCCGCGCGTGAGGCTAAGTTTGATCTTCATGGTTCTCCTTGTGTCGGGCCGAGGACGGCCGTGATTATGGGTTGGTTGTATCGGCTGAGTACACGCCGCCCATCAGCGTTATATCGATCGATTGCAATTCGCCGAGCGAAGCCGAGATGACTGGCAACGATTCGAGGTAGCAATTTGTCAACGTGAAACCGGGGTTTGTTGCCGAGTCGACTGCCGAAGTTGGTTTAACGATGACGGTTGTTTTTGTGCCGACTAATGGTGCAAGTGTTGCGTAAGTGGCGCTGGCTGCGTATGAAAGAAAAAGAGTTAATGTGCATTCGTTGTCTTCGAGGCCAGCCGTAAAGGTGTTTGCTGTATCGCCGAAAACGGTGTCATTTAGAGCCGTAACGGTGCGAGTCAATGTGGCAGATGTACACCACCCGGTGAGTGCCGTGGATCCCAATGTGACTGTTGGATTTGAGAGGATAGTTGAGGTTGCCATGATTGCTCCTTGAGTTGTGGATTTAGTTTGACATAGATTCGGGCGCTAGGTGTGGATTACGCCGTTTGGACTTGAGTAGAGACGGTGAGTTCGTATGCCGGCAGGACGGATCCGCCGATGTCAACGTTTGTGGGGCGGCCTGAAATAATGCCAATGTTGAGCGCGTATACCTGAGCCAGCATGTTGAGCAGCGACTTCTGGGCGTCTAGGTTGCCGGGGCCCAAGGTCACGATCTGGAGTGTGAAGGTAAGTTTGGCGATGTTGTAGTTGTAGCCGTCGATTGAGTCAATGTTTACAAAGACGCATGGCGGAACGATGTTGCGCGGATCGTTTACAACTTGGAGCCCTGAGACGGTCTGGAGTTTGGCGACTAGGTCGTCGTAGCCCTCATTGAATAAGTCGGTGTAGGTCGGGACTGGCACTAGGCAACCTGCGGACGGTCAATGCCTAGCAATTGACGGATCATTCCGTTAAGTCCCATAACGGGAGCGGTTCCCATCGACTGGAAAGATGCAAAAGAATCCATGGATCCGCGCTGCCGGTACAAAGCTCCTCCGTACATGATCGTTCCAAGTTTGACATCTTGCGAAGGGACGGTCGTTAGGGAGTCGAAGTAGCCGGCTTCCATGCGTCGGCGCCAACAGAATTGCGAAGCACTAGACGCGCAAATGGTTAGGAACGTGGCGTCGGCTGCGGTAGCCGTGCCGATCCCTAACCAATCCTCGATGTCCGTGGCCGTGATCCAAGAGCAAGTCGGGGTCGCGGTTAGGGTTCCGGATGCGGCTTGACGGGCTACGTCTGCTGCTGTACGGGCATAAAGAACTTGGTTCGGAATGGTGATAAGAGGGTTGAACTCTAAGTCGCCTTCGTCGTCAATGCCGATGTATTCGTAAGACGGAAGCGATCGGATGGTGTATGTGCCATTGAACGTCGCGTCTACTGATGCAACGGTGATCGACTGGCCGACCTCCAACTCCGCAGGGGTGAGAAGTTGAAGGACGGCGTAGTTCGACGTGAGTTGCTTACTGATGACCTGATAGACGGCCATAATGTGGCCTACCTTTCAGATCAAACGAATGCGGCTTTGACGAACTTGGAAGAGTCAATCATCAAGGTTGCAAGATAGCCACGGAAGGCAATCGTGCGTGACAAGGTTGACGGAACGTCAATCGAAATTGCGCCCTTCTGCTGTTCAAAGATTTCGTAACCAGATGCATCGCCGACGATGAGCGTGTCTGCTGCGAAGTTGCGATCAACGACGACTTGCAAGCCGAATGCAACGCCGTTGACTTGTCCCGGTGCAAGATTGCCAAATGCGTTCATTGGGCCAATCTGTGGGAACAACGGACGATCCGATGTGTCTGAAAGACTAAGCAAAAATCCCCACCACTCTGGGTTTACAAAAATGTGAGTTGGCAAGTTGCCGTTAGAACCGCTCAAAATTGTCTGTGCTGCACCCGAAATCCATGAAGCCCAATATGCAGGATCTTGATAAGATGCGGCGGCAAAGTTGCGTGTAACTGTTGCGCCTGTCTTCAAGTTGTCTGCTGCCACGTTGTCTGTTTCGTTGGCATAGATGCGACCCATGTCGTCGAGGACTAGCGAGATGATCTCGGGTGTACTCCAGTCAATTGATTGTTCGGAGAGGGTGACATATCCACCGTAAGTACCTTTTGTAACTTGGTTGTCTGTGACAACGAAAGTTCCTTGGGTGAGTGCGGTGTTCTCAGTTGCCTGATTGCCGATTGAAGTGTGTGTTGTTACTTCTGGGCGAATGAATACTTTGCCGCCTTGTGGCATTGCTTTTACGCCGATTGCGTCAATGACTGGTCGACGTCCAATAAAATTGTTGTATACCGGCTGGACGATTGGCAATGGAAGAACACCAGGAATGTCGGTGGTGAGTACGTTTGGTGCTGCGGCCTGAATGCCTTCGCTCATTGCTCGCCATTGATCTCCGCCACACATGAACGCCGAGATGTATTCGGCTGCTGTTGGCATTTTGAACTCGCGCTTGGCGGTTGCAAAGATGGTTTGTGTCGCGGCAGATGCTTCGACTACGGCTGGGGCTTCGACTTTTTCGTTCATTGTTTCTGTCTCCTGTTGAGGTGCTGCTTCTTCAATAGTACTTATTTCTTCTTCTTCGTGTGGG